GGCGGGCGGCGGTGCGCCGTCGGAAATCATGCTCCTGCCCGCGCCCCTGTCGCGGCTGTCAACGGTCGAGTGGGACAAGCGCGGCCCCTGGCGCGTCGAGGACCCGGAGGCCCTGATCGCGCAGTCGATGGGACAGGCGCGGAACGGCGGCAAGCTGCCCATCGACGTGAACCACTCCACCCAGAAACTGGGCGAGATGGGCTTCGAGGCCCCCGCGCGCGGCTGGATCACCGCAATGCTGGTCCGCGACGGCGCACTCTGGGCGCGGGTCGAATGGACCGAGGCCGGCCGCGCGATGGTCGCCGCCCGCGAATATCTGTCGATCTCGCCGGTCATCATGCCCGATGCCGCAGGCGTCGTGCGCCGCATCCTGGGCGCGTCCCTGACCAACGATCCGGCCCTGATGGGCCTGGCCACCCTCACCACACGGGAGACCCCGATGAACGATCTGCTCGCGCAGCTGGCCCGGAAACTGGGCAAACCCGACACCGCCACGGCCGAGGAATGCCTGACGGCCATTCCCGACCCCGCCGCCGCCGTCGCCCTGACCGCGCTGCAGGCGGATGTCGCCACGCTGTTGGCCGCGCTGGGGGCAAAGGACATGAAAGAGGCCGTCGTCGCGGCCAAGGGGTTCCAGTCGGCCGCATCGCAGGTCGAAACCCTGACCGCGCGCCTGCTAGCGGTCGAGCGCGCGGGCAAGCGTCAGGCCGCCGAGGCCTGGATGGCGAGCGAGCTGTCGGCCAAGCGCGGCATTCCCCAGTCCGACCAGGAGGACCTGATCCTTCTGCACATGGAGGACCCCGGGCGCGCGAAGAAGTACGCCAGGCTCCATCCCGCGCTGGGCGAGATCACCCACCTCGGCGGCACGCCGCCCGGGGCCGGATCGCTGGCCGTGACGCTGACGGCGGATCAGGTCACGGCCAAAGCCAACGCCCTGATCGCCGAGCGCAAGGCGGCCGGGGCGGACATCACCTTCCTTGAGGCCATCCAGGCCGTGTCGGAGAAGCTGAAATGATCCAGGGCATGATCAAGTCCTACGAGGCCTCGGCCACCGTCGATCCCTACACGATCGCGGTCTTTTCCGAAACCTCGACCACCCGGCGCGTCGCCAAGGCGGCGGCGAACACCACGCCCGCCATCGGCGTCTTCGGGGCCTTCGGCGGGGTCGCGGGCGACATGGTCGACGTCCACCTCTCGGGTCTCGCCTCGGTCCGCCTCGGCGGCACCGTCACGGCGGGCGCGCCCCTGATGTCGGACGCGAGCGGCAAGGCCGTTGTCGCGACCGCCGCCGCCACCACCACCCGCCGCATCATCGGCTTTGCCCATGAACCGGGCGTTGCCGACGACATCATCGACGTCTGGCTCGCGCCGGGCCTGCTGCATCAGGGCTGACGCCCGTCAACGCGTGAGGATCACATGGTCACCCGTCCCTTTACCATCGACCCCGTCCTGACCGCTGTCGCGGTCAACTACCGCAATACCGCGCAGATGATGATCGCGGACGAGGTGCTTCCCCGCGTTCCGGTCGGCGCGGAGAAGTTCAAGTGGACCGAGTATCCGATCGGCCAGGCGTTCAGCGTGCCTGACGCGCGCGTGGGCCGCCTGGGCCAGGTGCAGCAGCTGACCTTCTCGGGCACCGAAAGGACCGACGAGGTGATCGACTACGGTCTCGACAGCCCGATCCCGAACTCGGACTTGATGGCGGCCGAAGAGGCCCGCAATCGCGGCGTCTCGATGGCCAACCCCGAACTTCTGGCGACGCAGGTGCTGACCGACACCGTCGCCAACATCCGCGAGGTGCGGGTGGCGCAGCTGATCCACGCTTCGGCCACCTATGACGCGGCGCGGCGTGTCACGTTGTCGGGCACCTCGCAGTTCTCGGATGCCGCGAACAGCGACCCGATCACGGTGATCAACACCGCAATGGACGGCACGCTGCTCTACCGGCCGAATGTCATGGTCATGGGCAAGGCAGTCTGGTCCAAGCTGAAATCGCACCCCAAGATCGTGAACGCGGTCAAGGGCAACGTCACCGACAGCGGCAACGTCACGCGCGAGCAGTTTGCCGAACTGTTCTCGGACCTCGGGCCGATGCGGGTGCTGGTGGGCGATGCGCAGTACAACACCGCCAAGCCCGGGCAGGCGGCGACGCTGGCCAGCGCCTGGGGCAAACACATCGCGCTGCTCCACATCAACCCGGTCGCGAACACGCAGGCGGGGATCAGTTTCGGCATGACCGCGCAGTACGGCGGCCGCATCGCGGGGCGGATCATGGACCCCGACATCGGGCTGCAGGGCGGATTCCGCATCCGTTCGGGCGAGCGGCTGAAGGAGATCATCGTAGCCAAGGACCTCGGCTATCTGATCATCAACGCGGTCGCCTGAGGGCGGTCGGCTGATCCCGCGGGGGCGCGTGCGCCCCCGCCCATGAGCCGACAGGAGAAGACCGATGGCAAGACGACCGAAGGCCGCCCGGGGCGGAGAGGCAGAGGCAGAGGCGGATGCGCCGGTGAGCGTCATGCTGACCGGGGCCGTGGTCCACGACGGCGAAGAGTTCGATGCGGTCGAGGTGCTGGTGCTGTCTCTGTCCGGCGCGCCTGCGCAGATCACCCGCGTCGATCCGAATGGCGAGGGCCGTTTCCACGTCCATTCCGGCGCGGACCTGCTGATCCATGAAATCCAGCCCGACGCGGGCATTTCGCCGATCGAGCCCCATGACGAGCCGATCCTGAAGCACTTCGCCTGGGCGCACCTACCCGAGCCGCTGCGGGCGGTGTCGCGGCCTTTCGGGATGCTGGCCGCGCGGATGGTCGCCACCTCAGCCCGCAGCGCCGAACGCTCGGCCTGTCTGCGCAAGCTTCTCGAGGCCAAGGACTGCGCCGTCCGCGCCGCGATGGAGGTCTAGGCCGATGCCCTACGCCACCCAGACCACGCTGACCGACCGCTACGGGCTGGCCACGCTGGTCAGCCTGACCGACCGCGGCGCGGTGGCGACGGGGGCGGTCGATGTGGCGGTCGTGAACCGGGCGCTGGCCGATGCCGAGGCGCTGATCGACCTCTATCTGAAGGACCGCTACATCCTGCCGCTGGCCGCGGTGCCACCGGTCCTGGCCGATATCGCCGCGCGGATCGCGTTCTGGAACCTGCACATCGGCGCGCCCGACGACAAGGTGAAGAAGGACTACGACGACGCGCAGAAGCTCTTGCGCGACATCGCCGACGGTCGCGCGCGCCTGTCGGCCGCCGGGGTCGAACCGGCGGGGTCGGGCGGCACCGGCGCGCGGACGACCGACCGCGACCGGCCCTTTGCCTCCGACCAGATGACGGGGTTCGTCTGATGAGCCTCGCGGCGCAGGTGATCGCCCGTCTGCAGGGCCTGACGGTGGACGGCGACGCGATCCTGGCGGGCCGCACCGCCGGGGCCGCCGCCCTGGCCGTCCTCCAGCAGACCAAGGCCTATCCGCAGGTGACGCCCGCGGCCCATGTCGTGCCGACGGGACTGCGCGGGCTGCCCCCGGACAGCTACGGTGGCAGCTTTACCCTGCCCGTGGTGCGGGGCGTGGCCGTCATCCTGACCGTCCGGACGCATGACGCGACCGGGGCGCGCTGGCTCGACCGGATCGACGATATCGTCGAGGCCATCGTGACCCGCATCGCGGGCTGGACGCCCGACAGCGGCTCGCGCGGGGTGCTGACGCTCGACCAGGCCGTGATCGCAGGCTCGGACGCAGGCACGCTCGTCTACCAGATTGCCTTCACCCTCGACGACCAGATGAGGATTTCGCCATGACCGACACCCCTGCCAAGGCGCCGCTCGAAGAGCCGCCCGCCCCGCTGGTCACGCCGCCCGACGCGGGCTGCTGGATCCGCGATCCGGTCACCGGCGCGCTGTCGCCCGACCCGGCCTATGCGCCCAGGCCCGCCGCACCCGAGCCGCCCCTGGCCGGAGCGGCGCCCGAATCGAAGAAGGGAGCCTCGAAATGAGCCGCGTCACCCGCCGGTCGATGATCCAGTTCCAGATCGAGAGCGGCTACGGCGCGGCCCCGGTCAGCTGGGCCGCGACCGATGCCATCCAGATCAACGGCAAGCCCCGTCACCGGATCGTCCGCGATGTCGTCAGCCGCGACCTGCTGCGCCCCTCGCTGGGCGGGTCCGAGCAGATGGTGGCGGCGCGCGTGGCCGAAATCGAGTACGATGTCGAGCTTGCCGGGTCGGGCACCCCCGGGACGGAACCGGCCTGGGGCAAGCTGTTGCGGGCCTGCGGCATGAGCCAGACGATCACCGCCGGAAACCGCGTCGAATATGCCCCCGGCGCGGGCAACGTGGCGTCCGGCTCGATCCGCTATGTGATTGACGGCGTCGCCTATTATTCGCGGGGTCTGCGCGGCACGTTCAAGGCCAAGCTGCCCGCCTATGGCCTGCCGATGCTGTCCTTCATGTTCAAGGGTTACGACACCTATTCCATTGAGCTGGCGCTGCCGTCCTCGGACCTCACCGCGTTCAAGCGGCCGGTGGTTCTGACCGACGTGAACTCGGGCGAAATCCGGCTGGGCGGCTCCTACAGCGCGGGGGCGGTGACGGGCGGCACCGTGCTGCAGTCGCGCGATCTGGAACTCGACATCGGCAATACCGTCAGCCATCTGAAGGTCCTGAGCGGCGAGCGGATCGAGATCACCGGGCGCGAAGCCAAGGGCAAGAGCCAGGTCTTCCTGACCGCCGCCGACGAGGTCACCTGGCGCAACGACATCAACAGCAACGTGCTGACCAGCCTGGGGTTCAGCTACGGGACCAGCGCGGGCAACCGGGTGACGATCTGGGCCCCCTCGGGCCAGCGCGTCGATCCGCAGGCGGGCGACTACGAGGGGTTGGTGATGATGGAAAACGAGTGGCGGTTCCTGCCCCAGGGGGCGGCAGGGAACGACGAGCTTGTCATCGTGGCGCGCTGAGGGGGGCTTGATGGACGACCTTTCCGGCTTCGCGCCCGTCCCCGAGACCCTGACCGTCGGCGGGCGGCATTTCGCGATCCTGCCGCTCAGGATGCGGCAGTGGTCCCCGGTCCTGACCGCCCTGGGCGAGGCACTGCCCGCGCTGCTGGCAATGGACCTGCGCCGCGTCCTGGTCGGGCACGAGGCGCGCCTGTCCGCCGCGCTGGCTGCGGCCACCGGGGCCGAGGCCGACTGGCTTTCGGACCTCTATCCGGCCGATTTCGTCCGCCTGCTCGAGGCGGTGGTGCGGGTGAACCGTGATTTTTTCGACCACGCGACGCAGCCCGCCCTGGTCGCGCTGTTCCGGGCCTTCGTGCCCAGGACGGCGCTCACGGATGGGGCAGCTTCGTCGCCCGCTGCGTCGCCCGCGGACAGCGGCTGGACGACGTCCTCGACCTGACGCTGGCCCAGGCCCTGGCGCTGGCCCGGGCCGAGGCCAGGGCGCAGGCCGAGGACGAGGCCCGCCTGATCGCCGCCGTGCGGCTGGCGGTCTGGGGCGAGGCGGGCGACGTGCAGCGCGCGCTGGAGAGGCGGCACGACGCGGCGGCGGTGGACGCGGACGGGCGCGCGGATGGGGACGAGGATGACGGTCTGGCCGAGGCGGCGGCCGCGCTGGGCCTGCGCCTGGTGGATTGAGGCGGGGCAGGGCGGATGAGCGGCGACATCAAGATCAGGATGGTGCTCGAGGCCGAGGCGGCGGCCGCCAGGGCGGCGCTGGCGGAAGCGCAGGCCGCAGTGCGCCGGTTCGGCGACAGCGCGCGCGACGCGGGCGTCGAGGGCGCGCTAGGCGCACAGAAGCTTGCCGATGGGCTGGATCGGCTTGCAGCGCGGGCGAACGACGCGATGGGCCGGATCGCGGCAGGCGGGCAGGCGGCGACGCAGGCCAATCGCGCCGTCGCCGGGTCGGCGGCGCAGGTCGGATATCAGTTCAACGATATCGCCGTGATGTGGGCGGCGGGCCAGTCGCCGTTGATGACGGCGATCCAGCAGGGCACGCAGCTGACCCAGATTCTTGGCGGCGGCGGATTGGCCGGAGCGGCGGCCACCGCGAAGGCGGCGCTGGCCACCATGCTGAACCCCTTCTCGCTGGGCCTGATCGCCGCCCTGACGCTCGGCGGCACCTTCGTGCAGTGGCTCTTCAGCACCGGCGAGGCGGCGGCGACGCTGGAGGACCAGCTCGCCGATGTGAAGTCGCGGACCGACGGCCTGGCGGCGGCAAACGACCGGGCGGGGCAGTCGGCGGAAAAACTGACAGCGGAATTCGGAGCCCAGGCCGAGGCGATCCGAGAGATCGCGCGCGCCCAGGCCGAGACCGAGTTCCGCGCCGCCGCCCGGTCGGCGGCTGGCGCATCGCGGGCCATCGTCGACAGTTTCCGCAACGAGGGCGCCGACATCCCGCTGCGCGAGATCGGCGACCAGCGGGCACTGTCGGACATGCTGGGGCTGACCGAGACGGGCTTGCTGTCCGGCTGGATGACGAAGGAGACCCGCCGCATCGTCAACAGCATCGGCGCGGCGCTGGAAGAGGTCGACCTGGCAGCCGGGTTGAGGGACGAGGACGCGCGGCTGCAGGCGATGATCGTCAGGGTCGAGACCCTGCGCCAGCGGTGGCAGGCGGCGGCAGAGCAGGTCGGCGGAATCTCCGAGCAGGAGAACACGATCCTCCAGGCGATCCTCGCCCAGCAGGGTGCGCTCGCCCGGTTGCAGGCTGAACGGCAACAGACCCTGCGGTTGCAGGCCGAAGACCTGCTGCGCGAGCGGGCCGTGGACCGGGGCGACACCCCGAGCGCAGTGCGGCGGCGTGTCGCCGATGCGAGCCTCGGCCAGGAAACCGCCGAGTTGCGCGAACAGGCCCGGCTGCAGGCGCTGATCCGGCAGCACGGCGCGGATTCGGTGCAGGTGGCGCGCGCGCGGCGCGAGGCCGAACGGGCGGTGGTCGAGGCGATGCTGGCCGCCTCGGGGGCCTCGCGCGCGGCGCAGGCCGCCTATCTGGAGGCCTGGGACGCGGCGAACCGGCTCTCGACCTCCGACATGGGTCGCGCGGCGGTCGTGGCGGCCGCGACGATGGCCGGGGCGCTCGAGGCTGGCCTGAGGAATGCCGGCGTGGCTGCGGGCGCCCTGGAATCGTCCGACATGGGCGGGGCGATGGCCCGGTCGGCGGCGGCCTATACCGATCTGCTCGGCGAGAGCATGGACGAGGCGAAGCGCGCGGCGGATGCCATCGCGACCGCCAGCATCGCTGGCAACATCTCGGCGGCACTCGGACCGGCTGCGGCGCTGGCGGCGCACCTGTGGAATGCGGCAGCTGCGGCTGCGGCGGCCAGCCAGGCCCGGGCCTCGGGCGCGAACTACGATTCCGTCCTGGCAGAGACCGGGCAATCCTCGGGGCCGGACAGCGTGCGGTCGCAGCTTGCCGGGGGCGGCCGCTTTACCCCGCCGGTTCGCGGCGCGGCCTTGCCACGCATCGCGGCGGGCGCTGGTGGCGGGTCGGGCGGCGGGTCGGGCGGCGGGTCGGGCGGCGGGGTGGCGCGCGACAGTCTGGCGGGTCTGCGGGAGGAGGCGGCCGAGGCGCTGCGCGCGCTCGACATCGCTGTCGCGGCGATCGGCGAAAAGGTCCGCGCGGGCCTGGCCACGGCGTCCGAGGCTGCCGATGGCGTGGCCGACGCCAAGGGCCGCGCGGCCGACAAGCTGGCCGAACTGATCGCGCAACTGGCCGCCCTCGGGCCAGCGGGCGAGGCCGCGGCCGAGGCGCTGCGCGGGTCGCTCGACGGCCTGGTGCCCGCCGCGAACCGGCTTTCGGCGACGCTGAAAGAGGGTTTCAAGGAGCCTTTCACCGACTTCATCGCCGGGGCCGCCGACGGGCAGGCGGCCTTCGCCGATTTCGCCTCCTTCATCCAGCGCAAGCTGGCCGAGATCGTGGCCGACCGCGTCTGGGAGGGGCTGATCGGGCCGCTTCTGGACGGTTTCGGCGGCGGCGGCCTTGGTGGCGGCCTCGGCGCGCTCGGCGGCGGCTTTCTGGACTTCTTCTTCGGCCCGGCACCGTCCTTCAACGGCTTTGCCACCGGCGGCGCGCCCCTCTCGGCGATGGCCAACCGGGTGATCGGCAGCCCCACGCGCTTTACCATGTCCGACGGCCGCGCGGGCCTCCTGGGCGAGGAGGACGACGAGGCGATCCTGCCCCTGCGCGGGGCGGGGGCGCTGGCGATCCTGCCCGGCGGGGCCGAGGCGCGCCTGCCGCTGGCGCGCGGGGCCGGGGGCGATCTGGGCATCGTGGTCCCGCCCGCGCTCGTCCCGCCCGCGCTGGCCGCCGCCGCCCTGCCCTTCGCCCGGGGCGGCGCTCCGCGTTTTGCGCTTCCCGAGGTGCCCGATCTGTCGCGGCGGGGATCGTCCGGCCCCGGCCGGGCCGAGGAGGCCCCGCGTACGGCCTCGCCCGCGGCCGCGCGCGGGCGCATCACCGTCAACCTGACCAACACCGGCCAGCCCGTGCAGGCCGAGGCCGAGGTCCGCGAGGAGGGCGACGCCATGTCGATCGACATCATCCTCGAACAGGTCGAGGGCGGGTTGGCGCGGAACGCGCTGGCGGGCCGGGGGCCTCTGGTCGCGGCACTGCAATCGACGATGGGGCTGAGGAGGCAAGGGCGATGACGCGGCGCTGGCCCGATACCCTGCCGCGGGCGAGCTGGCCCGACTATGCGCTGCAGCCCGCCGAACAGTCGCTGCGCACCGACATGGAGGCAGGGGCGGCGCGGGTCCGCCGCCTGACGCGGGTGCGGCGCGACCTGGTGATGCCCGAATGGCGGCTGACGGACGCCGAGATGTGGGCGTTCCGCGCCTGGTTCGGCGACGAGGCGGTCGCGGACTGGGGCAGCGACAGCCTGGCGGGCTGGGCGTTGACCGGCGCGGCCGCGACCACGGCGGCGGTCCTCGGCCCCTCGGCCGAACCGGTCGACGGCCTGGACGAGGACGGCTCGACGGGCGCGCACCAGGCCACGCGCGCTGCCCCGGGCGTTCTGACCGGGCAGACGGCGGTCGTCCATGTATCGCTCCGCGCCGCTGCCCGGTCGCGGGCGCGGGTCGAGCTGACCGGGCGCGACGGTGTCGCGCGTCATGCCACGCTCGATCTGGCAGCGGGCCTGATCGAGACGGCAAGCGGGGTGACCGAGGCCACCCTGACGTCGCGCGGCAACGGCTGGTGGCGGCTGCGGTTCCTGGCGGCGGTCGGCAGCGGGGCCAGCGCCGCCGTCCTGCGGATCGCGGCGATGGATGGCGCGGGCGAAACCTATGCCGGAACCTCGGCCGCCGCCCTGTCGCTGGCCGAGATGCAGGTCCGCGCCCGGGTGGCAGAGCGCGATCTGTTCCTGCCCGCTGCCGCCGACGGCACCGCGCTCGGCGCGGCCGGAGGCAGCGCCTGGTTCTTGGCCGATATCGCCACCGGGGGCGGCCTGACCCGGCGCGAGGCGCGGTTCACGGCGATGTGGCAGGCCAAGCCCATGCAGGGCCTGAACTGGCAGGTGCGCGGGGCGCTGGAGGTCCGCGATGCCTGATCCGACGCTCTCCGACGCGATCCGCGAGGCCTATGCCAGCGCGCCCGTGGACGAGGTGATCCTGCACACGCTGGAACTGTGGCACCCGGCATTCTCGGTGCCGATCCGCGTGGTCCGCGACAGGGTCGCGCTTGAGGCCCGGATCGAGGCCGGAGCGGCGCGCGATGCGGGCGCCATCGTGACCTTCGTCGCCTACGCCTTCGACGTGATCCCGCCCGAGGTGACCAGCGAGGGCGCGCCGGAATTGACGATCGAGATCGACAACGTCGACCGGGCGATCCTGGCACAGCTCGACCTTGCGGTGGTCAGCGACGATCCGGTCAGCGTGATCTACCGCGCCTATCTCGACCATGGCGCGCTCGACGGCCCCGAGACCGATCCGCCGCTCGAGATGGTGCTGACTGCCGTTTCGGCCACCCCCTTCCGGCTGCGCGCCACGGCGAGCTTTGCCACGCTGCACGACCGGGCCTTCCCGGGCCTCTTCTACGACCTCGAAACCTTTCCGGGCTTGGCACCATGAGTGACCCCAGATGAGCGATCCGATGCAGGATCACTGGGCCGCGCCGCTGATCGGCCTGCCCTGGGTCGCGGGAACCCGCGACTGCTGGTCGTTCGCCCGCGAGGTCTGGCGCGACCGCTTCGGCTGGGACGTGCCGCCAGTCGATGTCGATCCGGCAAGCCCGCTGGCTGCGCGCCGGGCGTTCGCCGCTGCCCCCGAGGCCGAAGGCTGGATCCCGGTCGCGCGCCCGTCCGAGGGCTGCGCGGTCCTCATGGCGCGGGGCCAGCGTCCCTGTCACGTCGGCGTCTGGATCGAACCCCAGACCGAGACCGGCCTGACCGGCGGCGTCTTGCATGCGGTCGAGGGCCAGGGCGTGATCTTCACGCGGCTTTCCGCCCTGGCTGCGATGGGCTGGACCGTCGCGGGCTTCTGGAGGCGGGCATGAGGGCCTGGGTCGAGTACCGCGCCAACCCGTTTGCCCCGGCCGAGGCGCGGCGGGTCTGCCTGCGCGCGCGGCTGCCCCTGTCGCGGCTGGCACCCCGTGGCCGCGCCCCGGTGATCCTGCTGGTGAACGGCGTGCCGGTGCTCAGGGCGCATCGCGGCTGGCAGCGGCGGCGGCTGGCCGACGGCGACCGCGTGGTCTTCGTGACCCTGCCCCGGGGCGGCGGCCGGAGCGGGTCGAACCCGCTGCGGATGCTCCTTCAGATCGCGCTGATCGCGGTCGCGGGGCCGTTCGCGGGGCTTCTGACAGGGGCGACGGCGGGATTGGCCTTCGGCGCGGCGCAGGCGGGCATCATGCTGGTCGGCTCGGCCCTGATCAATGCGGCCCTGCCTGCGCCGCAGCCGGGCGGCGGCCCTGCGGCCTCGCCGACCTATTCCTTGCAGGCCCAGGGCAATGCCGCCCGCATCGGCGCGCCGATCCCGGTCCAGTACGGGCGGGTGCTGGCCTATCCCGATTTCGCGGCCACCCCCTATGCCGAATACGCGGGCGAAGAGCAGTATCTCTACCAGCTGCTCTGCCTCGGCGCGGGCGACTACGACGTCGAGGAGATCAGGATCGAGGACACGCCGATCGCCTCTTTCGTCGAGGTCGAGACGCAGGTCGTGCCGCCAGGCCAGCCGGTGACCCTGTTCCCGACCCAGGTCGTGACCTCGGTCGAGGTGGCGGGGCAGGAGCTGGCACCACGCCTGGCCGCGAGCTGGACGCGCAGCGGCACAACCTTCACGCTGACGGCCTTGGGGCACGGCCTGGCCTCGGGCCAGGCGGTCAATGTGACCTTCACCACGGGCGGCGGGCCGTCGGGGGCCTACGCCGTCGCGACCGTGCCCGACCTCGACACCTTCACCCTGACGGCGGCGGCGACCGGAACCTCGGGCAGCTGCACCGTCGACACGATTCTGGGCGGGCTGGACGGCTTTGTCGCCTGCGCCGCAGGGCAGGTGGCGCACCGCCTCGGCATCGATCTCGTGTTTCCGCAGGGTGTCTACATCCTGCAGAACGACGGCGACCTGCAGACCCATTCGGTTTCCGTGACCATTGAGGCGCGGCGGATCGACGACGCGGGAACGCCGCTGGGCGCCTGGACCGCCGTGCTGGCGGAAACGGTGACGGCGCGCACCGCCACGCCTGTCAGGCGGTCGTGGAGCCTTGCCCTGGCGACACCGGGCCGCTACCAGGTGCGCGGCTGGCGGACCACGGTTGCCAGCACCTACAACGCCTATGAGCAGGCCCTCTTCGCAGGCCTGCGCGCCTACCTGGCCGAAGAGCAGGACTTCGGCGCCGTCACGCTGATCGCGATGCGGATGCGGGCGACGAACAACCTCAGCCTCCAGTCCAGCCGCCGGGTGGCGGTGATCGCCACGCGCAAGCTGCCGGTCTGGAACGGCAGCGCCTGGTCGTCGCCGGTCGCCACCCGCTCGATCGCCTGGGCCATCGCCGATGCCGCGCGCAACGCCGACTACGGGGCGGGCCGCGCCGATGGCCGGATCGATCTGGCCGCCCTGCTGGCGCTCGACGCGCTTTGGGCCCTGCGCGGCGACACCTTCAGCTTTCGCTTCGACCAGGGCGGAACCTGGTGGGACGCGGTCCAGACCATCGCCCGGGCGGGGCGGGCCCGGGCCTATATGCAGGGGGGCGTGCTGCGCATCGCGCGCGACGGGCCGCAGGCGGTGCCGGTCGCGCTCTATTCGATGCGTTCGATCCGCCAGGGCAGTTTCCGCATCGACTACGCCCTGCCGCCCGAGGACCGCAGCCCCGATCTGGACGTGCATTTCTTCGACAGCGCGACCTGGGCCCCACAGCGCGAGCGGATCGCGCTTTATGGCGGGGGCAGCGGACCGCCCGCGCGGCTGGCGCTCGACGGCGTGGACAACCGCCCGCAGGCCGCGCGCGAGGGGCGCTACCATGCCGCCGCCCAACGCCACCGCCGCCGGGTGATCAGCTTCGAGACCGAGATGGAGGGCTTCATCCCGGCGCTGCTGGACCTGATCGCGGTGCAGCACGACATGCCGAGCTGGGGCCAGGTGGCCGAGGTCACGGCCTGGGCCGCCGCGACCCGCACCCTGACCCTGTCCGAGCCGGTCGCGGCCGGGGCGGGCACGGTGATCGCGCTGCGCCGCCCGGACGGCTCGCCCTGGGGGCCGGTGTCCGTCACCCAGGGGGCGTCCGACCGCCAGGTCGTGCTGACCGCGACGCCCGACTTCACCCCCGTGTGGGGGCAGGACCGCGAGCGGACCGAGGCCGCCATTGGCCAGTCGCAGGTCTGGGCGATGACGGCGCGCGTGCTGCATGTGCGGCCGCGCGGCCTGCACCAGGTGGCGATCGAGGCGGTGGCCGAAGACCCCGCCGTCCACGCCGCCGAGACCGGTGTCGCCCTGCCGCCGCGCGCGCGCTCCAGCCTGCCGCGCCGCTTCACCCGGCCCGAGGTGGCGGGCCTTTTCGCCCTCCCCGTGCCCGGCGATCCGACGATG